TTTTCTATAAAAATATTTTTTCTATTAGGTTTCGCCTTCAATAATAATAATCTATATTATTATACTTTAAGGCGTTATGATTAGAATATTTTTTTATAAAAATATTTTTTCTATTAGGTTTCACCATCATTAATAATAATCTATAATATTATACTATAAGGCGTTATGATTAGAAAAATATTTTTTCTATAAAAATATTTTTTTTCTATTAAGTTTCGCCTTCAATTTTTAATTGTTAGGCCTTTGGCCTAACAATTAAAAAGCTTTAAAAATAATTTGGCCTTTAAGGCCAAATTATTTTTAAATAATAATATTCTATATTATTATACTATAAGGCGTTATGTATAAAAATATTTTTTTATAAAAATACAGATTTTTTAAAAGTATCGCCTTTAAATTATATATTTAATTTAAAATAAACATTTAAAAGTTAATTAAAAATAATTTTTGAATTATTTTAATTTTATTAATAAATAAAAAAATTAATCAGAACATTTAAAAAACCCATGACCATATTTATTATGAAATTTTGGATTAAGAAAGTTTATTTTTGAAAAACCATTATTTTTAAAAAACTCACAATATTCACAATTACAATTTAAATTACAAACAAAAATAGTATTTGTAAAACAATTAATTCTAACAGTTCCAATAGATGTATCTGGGTTATAATCATCTTGTTTATCACAATTAACTATTTTATCAACCAATAACTGTTTATCTTCTTTTTCTTTACTTATCATAGGTTTTCTAATCTTTTTAATAATTACAGCATTATAAGGTGATAAAATGCAAGTAGATATACTAGAAATGTTATATTCATCCCCAGTTTCTTCTTTAAATTTACGAGGATATTTTTCATGAGGTCCATGTCTATCACTATCAAATGGAACAATCATATGAGGTTTAAAAGACATTAAACCAAAACCTCCTCTTCCACGATATTTTTTAACATAATTACAAAATATACAATCACAATCAAGGTCATAAGTTGTGTCATAACCATGCCACATATAATGTTGAACTGAAGACATTTTTGTTAAAAATTTAGCTAATAGTTATTAAATTAATTATATAAAAATATAATTATATTTTTGATAATATTTAATTTTTTATTAATAAATTAAATATTAAATTTTTCATTTTTTTAATAAAAATAAAATTAAAATTATTTTATAAACTTATATCAACATAAATTTAATTAAAAAATAATAAAATTTTTACTAAAAAATAATATAGATTAAATAATTATTTTATTACTTTATTATTTTAAAAATAGATATTTTTAGTTTTATTTTATGGCAATTTATCATTTAAGTATTGTTTTAAATTATTTTTTAATATTTTTATCATTAGTTATTATATTAATATTTTTATTATTAGTTATTATATTTTTTTTGAAAAAGTTTTTTGAAAAGTTTTATTACAAAATTTTATTAAAAAGTTTTTGAAAATTTTTTTGAAAACTTTTTTTGAAAACTTTTTTTGAAAATTTTTTTTTGAAAATTTTTTTTTGAAAATTTTTTTTTGAAAATTTTTTTTTGAAGATTCTTTTTGAAGATTTTTTTTGAAAATTTTTTTAAAAACTTTTTTGAAAACTTTTTTGAAAAACTTTTTTTGAAAACTTTTTTGAAAACTTTTTTGAAAACTTTTTTTGAAAACTTTTTTTGAAAACTTTTTTTGAAAACTTTTTTTGAAAAGTTTTTTAAACAATTTTACTTGAAAATTTTTTAAACAATTTTACTTGAAAAGTTTTTTAAACAATTTTACTTGAAAATTTTTTAAACAATTTTACTTGAAAAGTTTTTTAAACAATTTTACTTGAAAATTTTTTAAACAATTTTACTTGAAAAATTTTTTAAACAATTTTACTTGAAAATATTTTTTTTAATAATCTATTTATTAAAATATAAATAAATCATAATAATAAATTTTTATTATATCAATTTCATTAATTTATTATGTAAGCGTTTAGTGTGTTAATCTCCAATCAACAGTTTTTCTTAAATATTCAATATATTTAGGATCTTCACACATATTTTTACCTTCTACATCAGAAAGCTTTGCAACAGGATTACCATCAACTTCAATAGGTTTAATAACAATGTTTAAACTGTAATTTTTAGGTGAACTCATTGATCCACCAATACCAAAAGCAACTTTTGCCTTATCTTTAAAGTATTTATACAAGTTAGTTGCTTTTTCAAACGTTAAAGAGTCACTAAAAAGAAGCGTTTTAGTTTTAGGATCAATTCCAAGTTTTTTATAATGTTCAATCATTTTATCTCCCCACTTGAAAGGATCGCCGCTGTCATGCCTACATCCACTAAACAGTGTAGCGTAAGTTAAGTTAAAGTCTTTCAAGAAAGCATCAGTTCCAATTGTATCAGTCAAAGCAATACCGTTAAGAATTCCATATTCTTTCACCCAACTTTCAAGCATAAACTTATTAGAATAAGCAGGATTTCTTTCAGGATAACCTTGCCCAATTAACATGCATAGTTCGTGTGCCATTGTTCCAATTGGTTTAACGTCATAAAGTCTAGCAAGATAAACGTCAGAAGTTCCACAAAAATGTGAATTTTCAAAATGTTCTTCTTTAAACCTTGAAACCATCCATTCAGTTGCTTCAGCGCTTAACCTTCTTCTAAATCCAAAATCAGAAAAGTTTCCGATTACAAGTTCGTTTGATTTTAACTTTGAAATTACATCTTCAATGTTATTCTTATAATCCTTCAAAATCTTTTCATAACAAACACCAGCACCACCCATTCTGTAAAAAACTTCACAAATAATGGACATTATAGGCGTTTCATACCAAGTTATTTCTAAAGCAGTTCCTTCAATATGTATTCCTAAACCGCAAGGAGTATCAGTTGTCCATTCAATGTTTTTAAATTCAGGATGCCAAAATTTAAGATAATCAGTAAAATCTTTATGAAGCCAAGGTGCAACTTTTCTAAGCCATTCTAGTTCATGTTCTTTAAACCTTAGATTACACCACAACTTAACTTGCCTTTTAATTTCTTCAACCATTTCAGGTGTAAAGTATACTTTTTTACCGTTTATTGCAAATTCTTGTGAACGACATTTAAAAGCCCATCTAACTTTTTTATTTTGATGTTGATGATAAATGCAATTTCCCATATTAAACTTGTAAAAGTCATTTTGAAGTAAACTTGTAAGAATTTGATGCATCTTATTATTCTTAATTTCATCAATTCTTGCTTTAAGTTGCTCATCCATTGGTGAATTAAGCAAAATATCTTTCAGTTGTTTCATAAAAGTGTCATTATCCATAGTTTTAGACGTTTCAATTAATTCAAATACATCAACAACTTTACGATTAATAGCAGTTTCCATTAAAAATACAGTTTCCATATCATATTCTTTATAATCTTTAGCAAGATAAATACAATATACAAACCCGTGATTTAAAAGATATTTAATGTCTTCAGTCTTATACCAATGATAAATATCACTTATATTAGAACAAGAAGAATACCAATTTTTACCATCAGCGTGATATCTAGGGTCATAACCCATAGGAAGGTTTTTAGTATCACTTTCACAAAACCTTATAGGAAAAACAAGCCTATTTTCTCGGTTATACCATAAACCGTTATATAAATCGTCTCTTTCAAACCTGAATAATACTTTAGGCTCCATTTTTGAAAGTATAATTTAATTATAACAATATAATTAATAAGTGTTTTTAATAAAGTTTATTTCAATTTTCTTAAAAATAATTGGTTTTTAATTAAAAGTTTTTAGATAAAACTTTTAAATAAATATTACAAGTTTTAAAATTAAAATTATATTCATTTTTTGATAAATTTAATATAATATCTTTTGTATTTAATTTTAAAATTAAATTTATTTGTTTATATTCATTAAGATTTGTAAGATTAATAATAATAATTGTATTTATATCAAATATTGTTTCATCTATAAAATTAACATTTATATAAAAATTATAATTATTTTGAAAAACTTTTATTAAAATTGTTAATTTTCATTTGTTAATTAAAAAAAATAAAAAAATTAAAACTATTTCTAATATATTTTTAAATATTTGTGTTTTATAAAAATTTTCTCTAAAAATATTTAAAATAAAAATATTTTTATCCTTTAAAAAAAATATTTAATTATTTTCATTAGAAAAAACTAAAAAAACTTTAATTATCATTTTTTATTAATTTTCTTAATTATTTTTTTTATTTTTATCTTCATCTTCATTATCAGAATTTTTATTATCATCTTCATCATCTTATTCATTATCTTTTTCATTATCATCTTCATCATCTTCTTAATTATCATCTTCTTCAACAATCTTTTTCATTATCATCTTCATTATCATCTTCTTCAACAATCTTTTTCATTATCATTTTCTTCATCTTAGTCTTCATTATCAGAATTTTCATCTTCATCATCTTTTTTTAAATATTTATCAAAATTTTGTTTATAATTTTTATTTAAAAAGCAAACTGTTCCATTTAAAAACATTATTATACCTTTATAACATTCCATATTATAACCAGAATTTTCAAAAACATTATAAAAAGCTTTTTTTAATATTATAATAGGATATTGTTTATAATAATCAATAATATAATTATCATTTAAAATTTTATATTGATTATTAGGATAATTTTTATTAATTTCAGATTCTGATAATTTATATTTATAATTTTTTACATCACAAATATAAATTAATAAATCTCTAATTTCTTTATAATATTCATCAAAATATACATAATACATTCCAAATGGATTAAAATTATACATAAATACATATTCTTTATTTTTTTGTTTTTCTATAATTTTTATATCTGTTCGTATATCCATTGCTTCAATTTCATTCATTCTTTCTAATCCTTCTTTAATAGTTTTTGATATATCAAAACCTTTAAATCTATCATCAAAATTAATAATAAAATTATTAAAACCTGTTCTAATTCCATTATAATATTTACATACTTTAATATTATATTTATCTGTATTTATAGTTTTAATTTTATAATATTTTAAAATAGAATTAATTTGCTCATCAATTTCATTATCTGAATTATATATACAAATAGAACTATTACAATCAATATAACCATCAATTTCACCAAAATATTCATTTTCTGATTTTTTATAAATTATATTTTTATTTGTTAGATTATCAATTTTTAATTTATTTTCATATTTAATTTTAATTCCAACCATATTAGAATCAATTATATATTCTTCTTCATCATAATAATTACGATTATTATTTTTAATATTAAAAGTATAAAATACTTCAACTTGATTATTTTTAATTAGTTTATTGAATAAATCTGTATAAATATTTTTCATTTCAATTAATTTATTTTTATATTCTAATAATATTATACATTCATTATGTAAAGGACAATTAAATTCATATAAAAATACTTCATAATATTTAATAGTTGGTTTTAAATCAATTAAACTTTTGATTCTATTTTTAATTTTATCAAAATCAAAAGTTTTTTCATAATTAATATATTGTCTTCCATCTCCTCTAGAAGCTCTATAAATTGAAACATTAGATACATTAATTTTTAATACTAATTTATTAAGTTCAATTTCATCATTATTATTATATAAATAATTTATAGTTTTATCTTTATCAAACCAATTTATATAAATTTTATTAAAATCAATTGTATCCTCAACATATTTAAAAGTATTAAAAACATTTCTAATATGAATTTTATCTAATTTATTTAATATATTATTAAAAATATTAATATATTTAGAATCTTTAATGTAAAAAATATTTTTATTTCTAAACATTATAATATTGCTAAAAATATCAGGATTATAATCGTTAATTAAATAAGTATAATTAAATGCTTTAATTAAATTATCTTCAGTAATATTATTATAACTTTTTCCTTCATAATTATTACCTAAAATTGTTTGATTTAAGAAATTATTTGAAGAAATATTAGAAGATTTTGTATTTAATTCAAGATTAATAGATTGATTAGAACTTATATTTAATTCAGTATTTAATTCAGGATTAATAGATTGTTTAGAACTTGTATTTAATTCAGGGTTTAATTCAGTATTTAATTCAGGGTTTAATTCAGTATTTAATTCAGTATTTAATTCAGGATTAATAGATTGTTTAGAACTTGTATTTAATCCTAAATTAATTACAGTATTTTTTTCAGTTTCATTATACTGATTAAATCCATTTTCAATTTCTTTTAATTTTAAAATAATATTTCTAATTAATATAAATATCATATTATAATAATCATTTAATAAATTATTATTTTCATCTTTAAAATTAAATGGATTTAAAACAATATTAAAAAGATATTCTTTATTTTTTATTTTTTCAAAAATTTTAAATTCATTATTAATTTTAATACAAATTAAATCTTTAGAAATACAACCCATTGAAAAATGAATTGTAATATCTTTTAATAATTTTAATTTACTTGTAATAAAATCAGATATATTATAAAACTTTTTAAAATCTATTAAAATATTTAAATATTTTAAAGTTATATTTTCATAATAATTAATAACAATTTTATTATATTCTATTGGATTAATTTGATAATCAATATTATTATATTTTAATAATTTAATAATATTATCTTCTAAAGATATACTTTTATTATAATAATAAAGTGAATTAGTGAAATCAATTGTTTCTAATTCAATATCTTTTCCATAAAAATTGTAATTAATATTATTAACAATACAATTATCAGAAAAAATTTCAGCATTATGTATTATAACACTATCAATATCAAATATAATTTTATACCAATTATCTGTATGAAAGTCTAATTTTATATTTAAAATTAAACTTATTTCTTTATCTTTTTTTATTTCATCAAAAATATCAGTTGTTAAATTTAAATATTGAATATATTTATTGTTTGTTTGATTATAAAATTTACATTTATTTATTAATATGTTAGCTACTTCAATAATATCACCACACTTTTTTTGACTAATTTTATTTATTTCTGAATGAAATAACTTTACTAATTGAGTATTAATACTTTTAAAAGCTGGAATAAAGTAAATTTTATAATCATATTTTGTATTAGTATAATTTTTATTATTATAATATTCACTAATTAAATCAATTGGTTTAAGCTTATAAATTAATCTTAAATTATCAACTTTTTCATCATCATATTTATATAAAAAATCAATTGTGTTTCCTTTATAAAATTCATGATTACTAAAACTTGTATTTGATATTTTAATATCTTCAATTTTATTTAAATAGTGATACATTTAAAAATAATATATTTTAGATTTATTTTTAAATTAAAATATTAATATTTTCATTTTTTAATAGAAATATTATTTTATTTAATAAATAAATTATTAAATAAATCAAAACAAGTATTAAAATCTAATATTAAAATTAATTATTAAATTTTAATAATAAAATCTAATATTAAAATTAATTATTAAAATTTAATATTAATTTTAATTATTAAAATCTAATATTAAAATTAATTATTAAAATTAATTATTAAAATCTAATATTAAAATTAATTATTAAAATTAATTATTAAAATTAATTATTAAAATTAATTATTTTTCATTTATTTTATTATAATATATTTTTAAAAATTATGATACATTTTTAAAAATATTTTTATTTGAAACTTTTAAGTATTTTATACTTAAAAGTTTCAAAACTAAAAAAAAAATAATTAATATTTCTTATTTTAACTTTTAAAACATTTTTTAAAAAGCAGTAGGATAATCAAGAGGAGAATCAAGAATTATACATTTTTTCTTTGTATTTGGGTGATTATGCATTCTTTCTATTTTTTCAATAATTTCTTTAGAAGGTTTTGAATAAACTTTATCATCAATATTATATTCTGGTAAACTTCTTATATAGTTATCTAAATCGTCATAAGTAAATCCAAGTTTATCTTCATCTGACATTCCACACATCCCATCTGATGGTGTTTTGTGTGTTAATTCGTGTGGTAAACCTAAATAATCACCAAGTTCTATAACCTCTGATTTAGTTAACTTGTTTAAAATTGAAAAATCACCAACAGCATCACCCCATTTTGTAGAATAACCGATCCAATCTTCTGATAAATTACAAGTATTAACAACAAAACCATTATACAGTGCTGCAATTCCATATAAAACAGTCATCCTACATCGTGCAGGTGTATTTGTTGAATATAAAGGATTATTAATAATATATTTTTTAGAATTTCCAATTATATGAATTAAATATTTATTGTCAATTCCTGGTTCTTTTATTTCTGAAATTATTTCTTTATTTAACGCATTAACAGTTTCACCAATATTAATAGTAAACGTTTTAATACCAAGTAATTTACAAACTTTAATAGAATCATCAATATCTTTCTGTTCTCCATTAGG